AGCAGCAGTAAGAAGGCGTTGAGTATCACACTCTTCTCCCTCTAACTCTTGAATACGGTAGACAAAAGCTTCATGGTCTTTTGATGGCTCACTGGTAACTCCATCTACGAATTCTAGATATCGGTTGAAATCAACTTGACTCATAATTTTTTTATCGTGCTACTGATCTATTATAGCATATTTTAAGTCTGAACACCCATCCTATCAGATTTTCTAGTATATCCATTTTTAGTCCTTAAGAAAATTTTATTAGACTTAAAGTCATCCGCCACCAAGGAAGAAAATTTTGGTGTTTTACCGATGATATCAAACTTCACATAGATTACTTTATTTTCGATAGCATCCTGGAATATTTTATTATATGAAGTATTATTTTTGGAATCTGCAGAAACCATCTTCTCGGATTCATACATAATTTCATTCAATGTGACTTGCTCACCCTTACCACTTAAGTAAGAATTACTCTCTAAAAATGGGAGCATAGCATTATAGTCAAACGCATCATCCTTATATCCAGTCCTTAGCCTATTGGCAACATCTTGAGCGGCTGCTAAGGGAGGACCCCCTGGTAAATTGGCAGCAGCAAGTATAGGACCACTAACAACAGTACCCTCATTTAGTTGTCTCAGTACTGCATATTGTGGTGTGTTTTGCCATTTGGCTAACTTCTGTGGGTCTTTACTCAATAAATCAATAATATCACCAGGCTTAACTACGTTAGTAGTTGTACCAGATTTTGCTGATATCGAATATGCTTTAGTCGGAGTCTTAATTACATAATCCAAGAGAGGTTCGTTTGGTCTACTTGGGAAAAATATTTTAGATGATGCAGATATAGTAATCTGTTTTGATTGTAAAAGCCTATCTTTAATAATAGCAATTGGACCGAGAATCTCACCGAAGTCCTTTTTAATATCATTTATTGGTAGATTTGGACTATACACACTATTAACATATGATAGTGGCTTCTTCTTCATATAATAAAGAACAAGTGCCTCTAGATATGTTTTGATAAAAGGTGCCAAATCACCATCAGAAATACTATTCAGCAGAACTTTTACATAATTATCTAACGTATAATCTTTATCAACTATACCAAATGCCTGTGGTTTTAAATTAACTCTTGTCTGAGATCCAGGTTTTTGTAAATTATTGAAAGTTACTAGGTACTGCTTGTTATCCTTTACTCGTAGTATTGGGTATTTAGTATTATAGTCCGAAGACATAGCAATAACTTCTTCCCCAGCACCAATCTTTTGTGTCAAAATTCTGGATGGATTGCTTGGATCATAGCCAATAGAGTCCTTTTTCATATTGGTAGGAACATTTTGACCCCTAAAGTATTTTGACCACGCTTGGTTACCAGTAGATGCCATTACATAATACCTTCCTATTGGTATTTAGTTTCTTTCCACTTAATGCTCTTCTTAAGATTCTTATCATAGATTAGTAAAAATCTATGCTTTCTACTTCTAGGTCTCCACTCACCTTCAACACCTTTAACAGATCCCCTTGAGTGCTTAATATATGTTCCATCTGACTGCTTTATCCAAAAGTCTTTCTTAGCATCAGATAGCCCATAGTACTTAAAGTTAGTTGCTTTGTATATAGTACCCTCATGATGAGCACTATCAGCATAACTTAGTATTGCTTTTACATTAACATCCTTCCTAAACATTTTAATACATCTAGAAACAAACCAAGATGTAATATTATATTCAGCTCTCTGAGTTTCTGGATGAATACATAAACGCGAAAGTTCCCAGAGACCATCTTGCTGATCTCTGGGTAAACCAAACGCACCTACAGCAATCTCAGGAACAGGTATCTTTGTGAAGATACAAGCCCCTAGACAGCCACTAACATGAAGAACTTCATCTTTATATAGACCATAGTTATAGCCACTTTTAAAGTCCTTTGACTCATCTTTCAGATAGTGATAAGTATATAGTATATCCTGTATTTGTTTCTTAGAACTACGTTCTATGATGAAGTCACTTTTCATTAGAAGTTTAGTTTGGCGAACTTTTCTTTAAATGGTTTGGGTGAGTCATCAGAGTTCTCATACTCTTCTTCCCCTCCTCCCATAATATCATCTTGAGCTGATTGCTCGCAGTCATAAAGGCGCATCTTGGCGCGGTCAATACCGACAACAAAACGCTTGTGGATGGTGGGATCATTGTATCTGTTCTTAAGTTGTTTTACCATAATTTGTCCCAGACCTTCTAGCTCCTCTGTTGAGATGAGCGCTACCATAAGGTCAGCAGTGGCTGGAAGCCCGAAGGATTCAGAAGTATCTGTGATATCCACATCACTGTTTCCATAGCCGCTACGGGTCGTCTGGGTGGCGCTGACAATGGGTAGGTTGAACTCTACCGCTAGACCACGTAGCTCCTCAGCAATGCTCTTGACGAGTGTGTATGAGTTAGCATTCGCTCCTGCCTTGATACGGCTGGAAGCACAGATGTTTAGATAGTCAATGAAGATAATATCTGGGCGGAAGTTTTTCTTGAGTTGTAGCTCATTTAGAAGTGCCTTGAAGTGACCAGAGTGTGCCTGGGCAGTGGGGTATTCCTTGATGATAAGGGAACCTTGAACTTTCTTGGCTACCTTGGTTACCTTATCCTCAAACATTTTCTTGGATAGGCTTGAAATATCTTGGATATTTACATTGAGTAGGTTGGCATCAATACGTTCCGCAATCTTCTCCTCAGCCATCTCAGCAGTAATGTATAGAACATTCTTACCTTGCATCAAAGAAGCAGCAGCCACGTGACACATAAAGAGTGACTTACCAACACCAGTACCAGCCAAGGCAATGTTGAGTGACTTGTTAGTCAGACCACCCTTGGTGATCTTATTGAGTAGCTCAATATCAAATGGGATCTTATCTTCCTTACGTGTATAGAAGTCAAAACGCTCAGAGGCATCTTCAATGTAGTCGTGTCCTACATTACTATCAAAGGAGACCGCCAGAGCGCTTGAGAGGATGCTAGGAATAGCGTCCTCTGTCTTCTGCTTACTATCACCATTAGCAATACCCACAGACTCCATAAGGGCGTTGTAGATGGCTTGCTTCTTACACCACTTCTCCGTAGTATCTTGCATCCACTCATCAGTACCTGTTACATCATCAAAGGATGTGAGGATGGTACGAATGTTTTGAACTTCAGTTTCAGAGAGGTTATTACGTGCCTCTACCTCGATTCCAAGTGCTTCTTTAGATGGGCGAGCGTTGTACTTGACCATGTATTGGGCAATCTCCTCAAAGAGGACTCGCTCTGATGAATCGTGGAAATAGTCAGGTTCAATAAATGGAATGACTTTGCGTGAGTAGTTTTCATTATATACTAATGATCGTAGAATAAGGTTTTCAATTCTTTCCATTAAATGTCCTAGTTAGTTTCCATATGAGAATGTTCCTTTAGCAATTACTTCTAGCTTTTCCATAACTTCTGGTGTGAAGTATTGCTCTGGATCTTTAAGAATGGTTTTAGCATAGGTCTTTTTGCCATCACCCATATCATAACGTCCTGCGACGTTTTTCCACATACCACCCTTTTCACCTAGCTCTAGAAGACCAAAGTACTTATCAAGTCCTCGCTCATCATAATACAAACGGACGCCTACGTCCATATTCTCTTTACTTAAACGCGACTTAGCAGTCTTTGCCTTGATAATGTTTCCAACAATCTCTGTTCCATCCTTCTCTTTCTTCTTAGAGAGATGAATGATAGTAGAAGCGGCATACTTAAGACCAGAGCCACCACCCATTTCCTTTGTAGGAACATAAGCACCGATAACGTCATATGTGTGGTTTGTTACTAGCATTGGAATCTTAGCCTGTCCTAGCTTCAAAGTCAACATACGGAATGCTCCTTTGATTAGCTGGGATTTAGTCATATCGCGGACTTGCTTATCGTCTAGCGCATCGTTGATCTCCTTATTAGTGGAGAGCATACCAAGGGAGTCTAGCACAAACATACAAGGCTTACGGTCTGCCTCAGGTGTCTTTAGATACATATCAACAATCTTAAGTGCCTTTGTGCGGAACTCTTCGATTGTTACGACATTGACAACAGCCAAACGGTTAAGGTCGATGCCACGTGATGAAAGAAGTGACTTATTGACTGCTGCTTCAGTATCAAAATAAATGCAAGATGCATCGGGACTAGAATCCAGGAAGTTCTTGACGACTGCGAGTGAGAAAAAAGTCTTACCAGTAGAGCTTTCCCCAGCAATTGCAGTAATTTTGTCACCAGAAACGCCACCGTACAAAGACCCAGATACAAGAGCATTAAAGATGAATGAACCAGTGTCCACATATGTCTCGGTTTCGTCAATGTCTGACGCAATCTTAGAGTAGTCGCCACCAATCTCATTTACAATATCCTTTAGAAAATCCATAGTTGTTAATTAGAAATCAAATTTGTCGAAGGGGTTTTCCCCATCTCCGTTTTTACTTTTTAAGTTGTCTAGTGTATCCATAAGACATTCACTAGACTCAATGCTCTCAACAGTAAAGAGAATCTTCGCAATGCTTTCGCAAATCATAGGGCGCTCATTTCTAGCAGCATATGCTAATGCGTTCCTTAATGCGGCTTTAGCGTCATCAAGGGAGTCAATTACTGTCTTAGACAGTGCCATTGGATTTCCTCCTTATTTCGTATAGGTATTCTAGCACATCAACACGAATATTGATCAATTCGTCTAGACATTTCTGATCCCTAGCTTGAGACCTCAGATCCTCATCAACCTTAATGACTGATTCAATAAAAAGGTCCAATGCTAGTAATTCTGTATCATTCATATTATTATCCAAAAAACGATTCTAGTGTAACTGTTTTCTCGGAATGCCAACCAATAGAATCAAGAATGATTTTTAGTGGCTCCAAGAAACTTTTGTTGAACTGTAAGTCATAATCAATGTACCGCTCTAGATTTAGCTCCTTAGGGAAGTCTGAAATGAATGAAATAACATTCTCTCCAATCTTATTAGGCACCTTTAAGTAGCAGAACTTGATCTTCTCCCCATTATTAATCAATGAGTACTTCTTATCTAGCCCATTCTTTTTGATGTAGTGATTGAATAGAAGTGCTCCTCGACAATGGATGGGAGTTCCCTTAGCATAAATGCTGACTGGGGACTTATATTTAACAACATCACTAACAGATCTAGGGAATGAAATCTGTTCTGGTGGAAGCATCTTAAACTGAAGTCTACAACTATCAATGTAGTCAATAACTTCGTCCTCAGTGCCCACCATAACAAGCTTGAGTGCCTCTTTAATCATTGACCTACACGGAGCAGGGGTGGATGATTTGACTGCCTCAATGCCCATCATTTTGAGCTTAGGTTGAGCATAACGCACACCCTCACTATCCCATACATTCAGAATGTAACGCTTCTTAGCGGTCCAAATACCACGGTCTGCGATATTCTCCCTCTTCATCTGCATCTTCTGATCATACGCATTCACATAGTGAGCAAGCTCTTGATATGAATTATCAATAAAGGGCTCAATCTTAGCTTGACAGAATCCATCTAGTGCGTCAACAATCTTCTCTTTAGATACATCCTTATCACCAAACACCTTATCAACAACAGGTCCCATATGTAGGTAGATTGAATCAGTGTCTGACGCAATAACATAGTCAACCTTGTCTGTACCTAGTGTCTTATTCATATACCCATTGAGCTTATTCTCAATCCAGCGAATAGAAGTCTGACCAGATAAGGTGATAGCCTCAGCATTTGCTAGTTTGAAATACCTGAAGTATTGATTACCAATAGCACCATAAGCACTGTTAAGAGAAATCTTCTTCGCCATTTGAATGTTGTTACAGCGGGAGATCTCCTTTTCAAGTGCTTTAGAAGGCTTCGTCTCATTGAGCTGCTTGGCTGCGAGCATTCTCTTCTTAAAGATAACTCGTTCTGCATACATCTTCTCCATTAGTTCGGGCAACATTCCCTTAACACGACGGTAGATAGCGCCGTTAGCAGTCATAGTCCAGTCAAGAACCTTCAATGGAGATAAATCTAGCTCCATATCCAAGACCTTATAGACATTAATCTTGCCCGATAGCTGCCTAATTTCAATCATAGCTTCTAGCTTCTCTTGATCATATGACGGGTCATTCTGTGCATTATGAATCATAATGTTTAGATCATCCATAGTAATAAGCGTCTCTGGGGAGATCGCATACTGCATAATCAAGTGAGGATATAGTGAGTTAAGGTCAAAGCTCACAACGTAATCATACTTACCTGGCTTAGGTTCCTTAACATATGCTCCAGCATACTTTGAGTCCTTATCAACTTTTACTTTTGGTGGGATGACGACCTTCTTATCACGAAGATAATTGTAGATAATAGTATCCCACATACGCACTTGATAAAATACGTCACGGAAGTTTACCTTAGCGTCAAAAGCCATAGTAAGAGCAAGGTCAATAAGTTTCATCTTATCTTCCAAGCGGTCAACTAATTCCACGTCAATGATGTTGTATTCAACAAACTTCTGCCAACCTTGGCGATAGAAATCTTTGAAGGTTTCAAACTCACTGTGATCCAACTTCTTCTGCCCAAGCTCTACATCAGCAATATGATCTAGACGATAGCTTTCCTGATTAGAATATGTGAACTTTTTATATAGATTGAGATAGTCAAGTTGAGTAACACCAGCAATATCAAAGTAGATCTTCTCCTGACCTTTGATAAAGTGCTTCTCTTCGGATACTAGCTTCCACGGTGACAACGTTTTCATTGTCTTGGAACCTAACAGACGCTCAATGCGGTTACAGAGATATGGAATATCATAATATTCCAAGTTCCATCCAGTAACAACGTCTGGGGTATCCTTTGTCCACCAAGCTAGGAATGAATTGAGTAGATGATGCTCATCATAGCAGGGGCGAAAGTCAACATTCTCCTGCTTATTGGTGAAGTCGCCGTGCTTAGTTTGACCCCAAGTAATAATCTTCTTGGTATTATAGTCCTGAACTGTGATTAACAGTACTTCCTCGGCAGCATTCTCTGGGTCTGGGAAACCCATTTCAGTCTCAACCTCAATATCAACAGTGACCATCTTCATCAATGATGTATCAAATTTGATATCACCAGGATAGTTTTCAGCTAAAAATTGAAAGATGAAGCGCTCATTCCCATAGACATTGAAGTTTTCAACTTCATCATACCTCTTGATAAACTCACGACACTCCTTAATTGTTCCAGGTTTTATTGGCTCTACATTCTCACCATCAAGTGTCTTCCAGTCACTATCTTTCTTGGAAGACACAAACAATGTAGGTGAAAAGTTTTTCCTTACATTAAAACGCTCACCGTTCTCATATCCCCTGAAGAGAATAGAGTTTCCGTACATTTGTACATTGGTGTAGAACTTATTTTTAGACATTAATCACTAATAGCAACGAGGTATTCTGCGAGGAGTTTGGTATCTGGAGTTACCATAGTCAAGATATTATCAGACAAAATTGCCATTTTAGTATCTGGGGTGACGTGCTTTCCAGGAAATCTTGTGAGGGCTTTTTCTAAATCACTATTTGATTCATCAAACAATACTGGATCAATCATAACACAATCTGGTTCACCTATCTCGTGCTCTATGACCTCTTCTAACTTTGTCACAATAATACGACCATCCTTTAGAAGGAGGACTCTAATCATTTCATCCATTTTTATTTCCTTTATAAGATTCAACTAATGTATCTAGTGGCTTTGAAACAACGACAACAACAGATTTTAGGATGGTGAATTTTCTCTCCTTGGACAATGGCATCCAAACATCATATGCAATAGAACTAGTAAACACACCATCAGTCATAGATGAAGATTGAATACTCGCTAATAGTGGCTGCTCAAGTATGTAAGAATCATTACCAATATTTTCTGTATATTGACTAACAAGAGTTGTTCCATCCATTAGCAGGAATAGTCCAATCGGTTTCTCTACAGGAGAATGAAAATCATATGTTTCTTCTGTAACTAATGATTTTTTATCTTTATTAAAAGAAGTCATAGTATATCTTGGCGTACTTCCATCATCTTGGGCGCCTCTGTCATAATCATTATTCATAGGATTTTATAGCTCTATCCATTATAGCACATAAAAAAGGGGGCTGCCTTGGTTTTTGCCAAGACCCCCCGTAATGCGACGACGATATACTTTATTTATAACCAGTCCTTACGCTTCTGATGCTCTGGAATTACTCTTTGTAACTCAATACTCAAAATACCGTCAGCGTAATCAACCTCTTCAATAACAACATCATCAGAAATAGTCCATACTCTAGTGAAGTCCCTTGCTGCTACTCCCTTATGGATAAACTCAATGGCTTCATCATCACGGGTACTATGACCCTCAACAAATAGTTTGTTGTTTTCACTGTAAACTTTTACTTCATCTTTTTTGAAACCAGCCAGAGCAACCTCCAACTTGAATCTCACATTACTCATCTTAATTAAATTGTAAGGTGGATAGTTTTCCTTACTTTCGTGAACGGCACCCATTCGGTGAAACCATTCATCCATTCCAATAGAATGTCTTTCAATATCCTTGACGAACTTATCTAAGTCGCCAGCTCCGTACATCTTCATTTGTTCTCCTCGTAAGCGAGATGTTGTGTGTGGACCCCGAAGGCATCCACCACTATTTATAATCCAAGGCATCAAAAAGGGGGAACGGAAACCCGAACCCCCTACAAATACTATAGTCAATAATATATAATGTAGATTTTACACTCTTTCACTTACCCTTAACACTTGAGCCTTGACTCCCAACTATTTATGGGGATAAGATGAAATTGGTTACATTACTACACGTATCAGTCTTGAAATCAAGACTTTCTACCACCAATGTTGTACTTGGGCTCCAGCACCCACTCACCCTTCTCCTTATATGAAAGAACCTTAATTTGGTTCAAAGGAGCAATATCAATAATTTGATCCTCATTAGCAATAGTAACAAGATTCCAATCAGATAGAAGCTTAGTAATACGATTGCGACGCTGAAGGTCGTTAAGTGTGATATTTGTATGTTTACCATCAAGAGCAAAAAGCTCCTTAAAGTGAACAATAAAATACCTTCCCTGCTTGTGGAGGATATGACAAGATTGGTAGATTTTTTTCTCTCTACGAGAAGCTACACCAATACGAGTAAGTGTCTCTCTCACTTTTAAAAAATCATCGGGCTCGGATAGAAAAATTTCTACCATATGGGAAGGTTCCCAATATACTAAGCCCCTCTCGTCTGCTTGCATGGATTTAATCCCCCTGTGTTAAGTTTTTCATAGATGTAATCAAGTTGTTCATTAGATAAAATGTTCAAAGCTTGTTCTGCCTTTTCGGAGGAGAATCCGTAGTACTGACGCACCGCTGCTATGTTCTGTATTTTATCTTTCCTCAACCAGGGAGAGAATCTTTTCCTCTTCCTAAGACTATTTATAAAAAAATCATATTGGAGACGTTTATCCAAGTTAGGAAACTTATTCATTTCATTAGATTGCATCAATGAATCCATTTGACCAGACAGGCATTTGTTGATAATAAAGGGGGGATACTCTTTCTCAACATCAGGATCTCCATCAATAAGATTCTCCTTGGTGAGGTTGATACTGTTTAGCCAGTCTTTCAAATCCATAATATTATACTAAAGAAACATTGTAGGTTAATGTGCTTGATATGTCCAGCTTTTGGATTTAGAAAGTATCTCATCTGCCTTGGACATATCAGTTCTATGTGCGTGGTACCAGTATTCTAGATTAGAGTGACCGTATATTTTATGATAGATTTTGTGGATATACTCAACTGTTAGTCCATACTTAGAAATATTTCTAGAGCAAAGGTAATCATCAACGCGGTGTTGTGGATTAAAGAAGTTGTCTCTGGGAACTTTATATATTGAAGATATTATATCTTCAGGTGTTCTATTTAAATCGGGTTTCCAATAATCAATACAATCACTGCTAACCCACGAAATGTAGTTTGCTACCGAGATGTATCTACCGTCACGTCTAAAATACTTATCTATTTCATATCTACCCAGAGCAACATTATTATCAGGGACAACAACAGTGTCTGGAGTAATCAGTGAAGTTATATCATAAAACTCAGGGTGAATAAGAACATCACTATCAATATAAATTGACCAGTCACTGCTTGCCAAGTCGTAGATCTGAAACTTTTCAAATGTGATTGGATAATTTGGATATTTTCTTTTAGTTATGAAAGTAAGCTGGGCGCCAATTCTATCAGCGTACTGTTCTATTAACGGATAGGTATGTTTAGTAACCTCCGGTTCATAGTCATTTATATTAAGAACAAAGATAGTTTTGGTCGTCATAATCAGCTAATAATTTTACCTGCGTTTGATGGTTTGATAATTGGAGAGAAGATGTCATTATAGTTACGAACTACATCTTCATTGGGGTCTGTAACATATACAACGTAGTTGGCTCTAATGCGGAGCTCTTTTACATCGGGGGAGATCACTGGGGACCAAGGTGCGAAACCAACAGTACCATCTCGTCCTGGAACTAACACGATTGGATTGTTTATGATCAATTCTTCAGCCTGCTCTTTGATTAGATCAGCAATAACATCCTCACCAGAATGCATACGGATAAGCTTTACGTTCATAATTAAATAAGTCCTTGTTCTTTTAGATAGTGTAATGTTTCTTTTAGTCCGCCAATGTGCTGGTAGCCAACGGCAACCTGGGGGAACTCGGCAGTATCACCAAACTCGGATCGGAATTGGCGATCATTAAAGTCTTCGTCTAGTTGATATTCTAGGAACTCACCATTAAGACTAATGAGTAAGTCTCGGCAACGGTCGGATTCTTGTCCGCCGTTGGTATATAAAACAATTGTATTACTTGGAAAATTCATTGGAAGTCACATTCAATCATAATTTCAGTTAGGGCAGCTAGGAGGTTAATCTCCTGGTCAGCAACAAAGCTACTTTGATATTGATATTTCGCAATAATAAGAACAGCAGCAGCTATAGATGGTCCTTGAAGGTGGGAATACAAAGCATCATATACTTTACGGAGAATAGCATTTGTATCGTTGTCTAGGTTAGAAACAACCCACTTACGGACTTCAGTAAAGTTACTTGACTTTAGGTCACGCATAAGATCCTCAACCTTGATCTCGGAGAATGAAGCGAGAATACCAGAGTCAATCTTACCGCCAGAAGAATAACGCTGAACCTCATTGAGGACACGACGGAAGTCTGGGAAGTGCTTTTGGACTAGCTCGGCTAGAACTTTAGGCTCTGCCTCAATACGTTCCTGCTCTAAGATGCCCGTAAGGCGCTTGAAGAAGGCAGCAGCAACCTGCTGCTTGTCTTTACCCTTGAGACTAAACTCAACTACAGCACAGCGGCTGTGGAGGGGCTCAATGATCTTGTTCTTGTAGTTACAAGTAAAGATGAAACGGCAGTTCTTATAGAACGCTTCCATATTTGCTCGGAGAAGAAGCTGAACATCGTTACCCGTATTGTCTGCCTCATCAATGATGATGACTTTATGCTTTGCTTCACTAGTCAAAGACATAGTAGAAGCAAAGTTTTTAGCTTGGTTGCGGACAGTATCAAGGAAGCGTCCTTCATCAGAACCGTTGATCACATAGTAATCAGCACCAATTTCATTACAAAGTGCCTTAGCAATGGTTGTTTTACCAACGCCAGGGGGACCAGCAAGTAATAAATTAGGGATCTCTCCCTTATCCACAAATTGACTAAAGGTCTCCTTGATATGGTCAGGTAAGATGCATTCATCAATCTTCTGTGGGCGGTATTTTTCCACCCATAAGAAGTCAGTACGCTCACTCATAATAAAAAGATAATAAAGTAATCAAACCCAGGAGGGCTTGCGTTCAGGTTTGCGGAGATAGTTGGCTGAGACCCAGGGCTTTGAAGAGATGTACATCTTGTACGCTTCAAAGGTTGAGATTGATTGGTCTAGCTTGAACTCATCAGGCATAGCACGGGCGAACCCGCAAGCTCCAGTATAGCACGAAATTGGCTTACCTGTAGTCCTAATAAAAACTTCTTCTGCGCCAAGCAGGGACTGCTCACAAGCGTGATGCTTACCGTAGCGATGGGTATACTCGGCACACAAGGCGTGACCGTGTGCGATGAGCCACGCTAGGTTCTCGTCACATAAAGAAGCCCATACAGTACAGGGGTGGTTACGAAAACCTCCCGTTGTTTTGTATGGGGTTCCGTCTGCCTTAAAGACTTGACCGCAGTCACGGTACCAATGTGAGTAAATCACAGATACCATTTGGCAGCACTCAAGCGGCATTTTTACAACGTGCTTGTCTGGCAGTACACGGGCACTGCCATCTGGGTCTTGTTCGGTACAGAAGATATTCATATGGGTTGCTTTCGCTTACCATATAGTAGCACATCATCAGGTGATTGAGATGATCTGACCATTAACAATTTCTATAAGTTCACCACCTGTAAGAGTTCTGATCTCTGTAAGACCAGTATCTTCGGGAACAGCATACAAGCTGTAACCAAAGTTCTTACCAGAGTATCTGAAGCCGACACCAACTGTTGAGAATTCTACATCACCATCAGGCAATCCTGTTGAGGTATTGAGATATGATGAGTAAATAAACTCATCAGCATCCTGTGGACCTGCTGTATTCAATAGATCAAGGGTCATCTCCCTACGAGGAACACCAGGGAATACATCAGTAGGATCTACACCAAAGTACAATAGTACAGGTGTGCCTGGTGTATGTGCTTCGGGTGCCCTAGAGTATGTGACTTTAGAACGATACCAAGTTTCCTCATTACCCAAAGAAAGTTTGGGTGCTGTATAGAATTGAAAGAATGGATATGTTGTAGTGGAAGACCACGGGGTGAATAGACACCAACCACTCTCCAAATTACCTAGCAAACCAACAGCTTCACCTTCAGCATTGGGCTTGGGTGTCCAGAAGTTCCAACGGATGTAGCTACCACCAGTTGTTCTATGATACCAACCACCTGAGTTTGCATTGGGGTTGATAGCACCTGGAGTTGCGTCTGTGTATACGCGACGGTCAGTATTAACGATTAGTCTGGAAGCACTAGCATCAGCAGAAGCAATCTCTTGGACTTCACTAGTCTTTGCTAAATCTTCCCCATCAACTGATAATGTACTAGCATTAGCGGAAACAGCAGTACCACCAAGATATAGCGTATTTCCAGTTGCATAGATGTCTCTCCACTGATTTGTGGGGGAGCCAAGGTCATATGTATCGTCAGCATCTGGGATTAAACTTTGGTTAACTGGACCAGATACTGAGGTTACACCAGCAACAGCGACACCACCAGGTGTAGTACCATCAGAGACTCTTAATGATGCGGTATTTGGATCATAGAATAAATCACCCTCATTACCAATAAAAGTTGAAGCCTCTACATCACCAAGTTTTTCTACAAAAGCTCTAAAAGTTGTATTTACAATCGTCATTGTTTAGTAAATTATATTTATCACAGAAGTATTTATATTAAAATAATAAAGTGTACACTGATGATAGCCCACTATTATCCATCAGATTATTCAAATATACTTGATCTTCTGAATCGGGCGGAACTAATTCTAACAATTCATTAAAGGCTGCTTGGATGAGAGGCTGAATCCGAAGTCCATTTTTAGCATCCCCAATCAACGCAATAAACTCAGTGGCAACTACATTTACTGTAAGGCTATTAGAAGCACTAGCCCTAACCTTCATATAATATGGAGAGCTTATAAGACCCACCCAAAAACTAACATAATCTACAGTAATTACATCATCTTCTGGTACATACTCTGCTGCCGTTTCCGTTCCTATCGCAACAAATGCTTTGTATTCTTTATTATCCTCATCAACTGGGATAATATATTTTGCATCAACACCTTCAATAAAACCAATAACTATAGTTTTTTCAAGGTCTCCCCACCGATATGAAGTTATGGAAGTCATAATATATTAGATATACAATTTATTTATTACATAAAATAATCACCAAAAATTGACAATATAGTAATGTAGATTAGTAATATCATAAAAAAACCAAAGATGATAAAGAAAGATAATTCTGGACCCATAATTTAGTCTATAGTTTTATTATATAGCATAAAAAAGACCCCCCGAAGGAGGTCTGTTATCAAAATGAGATATTATCAGTTGTTAGCTTTTAGAGCCTTGACTTCAGCGGAAAGTTCCTTGACGGCTTCTACTAGAAGACCTACAAGACCGTTGTAGTCAACACGCTTGTGCTCACCGTTATCAATTAGCATAGGCATAATTGCCTCAACTTCCTGCGCAATGATACCAGCAGTAGAGCCAGAACCATCTTTCCAGTCGAAAGTTACGCCACGGATGGCTTCAACTTTCTCAACTGCGTTAGGGATTTCAGCGATGTTTTCCTTAAGGTCAGCATCAGAAGAAACAGTGAATGCCTGAGCAAACATCTTACCAGAAGCAGTTACGCTGCTGATGCCACTGATATTGGAAGAACCGTCACCAACTAGGTCTCCAGTGATATCAAGGTTATTGATACCTGCAAAGTCCTTACTAGCATCTAGAACAACTGCGTTAGAAGCAGTTGCGGTTCCTTTGATAGAACCATCTAGGTAGTTAAGCTCGGTAGCAGTGGAAGTAACTTCCTGAACACCTAGGTAGAAGTTGTTAGCTGCAGTTAGCTTGTTAGCAACTAGGCTACCGTCAGATGGGTTGAATGTAGCTAGTAGTGAGGTGTTTAGTTCCTCATTAGCAGCAGTACCACTATTATCACCATCAACGAATGTTAGATAGTGAGCAGCAGATGTATTGGTACGAACTGTCTTAACTTGGTCTGCAGAATCTGCATTACCAGTTAGTTCACCTACAAGAGATGTAGCTGAAAGAACGTTAATACCAGCAATATCCTTACTAGCATCTAGAACAACTGCGTTAGAAGCAGTTGCGGTTCCTTTGATAGAACCATCTAGGTAGTTAAGCTCGGTAGCACTAGCATTAAGATTGACATTATCAATCGTAATGAACTGGGAGTGCATCGTTCTGACACCTGTGATGTCAGTGAAGTTATCACCAGTGATGTTTCCATTAGCTGTAATATCACCAGAAACAGTTAGGCTGGCAAGAGTACCAACAGTCTGTAGTGCTGAATTAACAATGGATGAACCTAGAGCACCAGATTCAATGACTTTAGTTCCATTGATACGGAACTCCTTACCAGAAGCAATATCAATGTGCTCGGAAGCCGTGAAGGATCCAGTTGAAGCGATCCAGTTGAAGGTCTTATCGGTTGCACCCTTTAGAGTGAAACCACCGCCATCAGCAGTAGCATCAGTAGGAGAAGCAGTATTACCAAGGGTAATATTCTTATCTTCTGTTGTGATGGTGGTTGTATTGATAACGGTTTGTGAACCATTAACAGTTAAGTCACCAGTAACAACAATCTCTCCAGCAGTTAGGATGTTAGATGATGGGTTGTATTGGATACCAGCATCTGTGAAGACGTTCTCCTGAGTACCAGTACTATTATCCGCGTTAACGAATGTTAGGTAATGGGCAGCATCAGTAGCTGTGGTGACTGTCTCTACGGAAGTAGCAGCAGCGCCACCACCAAGAGCATTATCAACACCGTTCTCTAGGTCCTGTAAAGCAGCCTTAATGGTGCTGGAGTCTGAGATGGTGCTTCCAGTGAAAGTACCAAGGTCCTCAGAATCTTTAGCAACACCAGAAAGTGTGGCGGCTTTATCAATATGGACTTCGTTAGCAGCAATAGCTAGGTTGGCATTGACAACTAGTGAATTGAGTACAGCATCTGCAGCTAAGCGAGTAGATGCTTCATTATCCAACAAAGTCTGGGTTGTTGGGTCTGCTTCTAGGGTGTCTAGACGACCAGACAATGCTGACTCAGCATTATCGGAAGCGGTTTCATTGGCATCCACATCAGCCTGAACAGCAGCTAGTGCTGTGGCGGTTGTTGGATCAGCCTCTAGGGTGTCCAAACGACCAGACAATGCTGACTCAGCATTATCGGAAGCGGTTTCATTTGCATCTACATCTGACTGAACAGAGGAGATTGCAGAATCAACATATGCCTTAACAGCATGTTGGGTAGGGAGTGCTGATGCACTATCACTACTTAGATCGGTCTCATTTAGAACGTCAGAAATAGCTAGTCCTGATGTTCCAACTTCTAATTCAGCTGGATGGACTTTGGTAAAAGTACCGACGCCAGCATTCACAATATGACGATGCTCGTCAATAATGACGACTTCGTTAATTTCGTATGACATTTTTCGTTTCTTAAAGTATAGACTACAATAATGTACGTACTAATAATGTAGCATATCTCCTTCATCAATGCGAAATATAAGTTAGAAGATACTATCTACTATTTATAAAGATTTATTTTGTCGTAAAGATTTAATTTCCATTTTTAGTAGTTGATTATCCTTCGAGAGATCCTTTACAGCCTCAACTAATAGTCCAATAATTCCATTATAATTTACAGATTTAGTTCCATTATATTCATTAACAGCTTCTGGTAGGCATCTCTCAACATCTTGGGCAATAACACCAACATCCAGACTACCATCATTAATCCAATTAAATTTAACACCCTCAATTCCTGCCAACACTTCTAGTGGACTCTCAATTTTTTTAATATTTTTCTTTAGCCTTTCATCTGAAGTTGTACTAAATTTAGTTGCATTAGCTGTTCCACTAACTCTTAAACTTCCTCCAGTGGAAGTATCATCTCCATCAGAAGCCAATGTAGTTACGCCTACAGACTCAAATGTACCAGGAGTAATAATAGTATCTGAAAATGATGCCGTAAATGTTCCACCAACAGATGTTAGATTAATCTGGCTATCAGTACCTAAGATATTAAGAGTGTCTCCTTCATAGTTAAAACCATCAGTAACAGAAGTATCACCATAGAATTGTAATATCTTTTGCTGGGGTAGATAGCGCATCTTCATTGTTGCGCCATCTAATGATAATGGATCTGTTATAAACTCTGTAGTAACATCATCCATATCTCTGATGTTAACAGCACCACCGCCACCTAATGAACCCAGCTGTATCTGTATTCTATCTAGCAAAAGCTTGTAGTGAGTTTGAAACTCCGCCTGCGTCATATACTTTGGAGTATTGACTAGGGCTAGTGGATCGCTAGTTTTTTCAGTTAGTGTAATACTTTTTCTATCAAATTGCTCTAATTTAGACGCAATATCTTCTACACTTTTTAAAGTATTTTTTTGTTCTACTATTTTCTTAGGCTTTTTAGGGGACCGCTTAGGGGACCGCTTTCTTACCTTTTTGCCTGTCCTAATTCTCTCTTCTTTTAGCTGAGTTTTTAGTTCACCTAAAACTGAATCCAATGAGAAATCCATTTCTGGCAATTCCACATCAAAAACCGAAGTTTCTGTAATTCTATTATTATCCCAACCCATGATAATTATATCTATTACTTCTTATCAGTATTATTTATCATAAAAAAAACCCCCACTTTGGTGGGGGGTATGTAACTTATGGTAGAGTTGGCAATGAAGAGATATTAACTGCCGGACCAGGAGGACCAGGAGGACCAGGAGGTCCAGTTACGCTAGGACCTGGAGGACCAGGAGGTCCAGTTACGCTAGGACCTGGAGGACCAGGAGGTCCAGTTACGCTAGGACCTGGAGGACCATCAGGACCAGTAGGACCATCAGGACCAGTAGGACCATCAGGACCAGCAGGACCAGGAGGACCAGGAGGACCAGTTACGCTAGGACCTGGAGGACCATCAGGACCAGTAGAACCAGTTACGCTAGGACCTGGAGGACCATCAGGACCAGTAGGACCATCAGGACCAGTTACGCTAGGACCTGGAGGACCATCAGGACCAGTAGGACCATCAGGACCAGTTATGCTAGGACCTGGAGGACCACCAATACCAGTAGCACCAGTAGGTCCAACGACTCCAATAAAGTTAGCATCAGTAACTGCGGAAATCCATTGGTCACCAGTCCAAGAAAATAGGACACCATTAGATTCGAAAGTATCGCCAACATCAGGATTGGATGGGAAAATTATAGATGCCATATCAAATATAGTTTTAATTATGTATATATTTATAATAAAAAAACCCCCCAATATGGAGGGTCTTATAATTATAGTCAATTGACTATTTTGATTTGTACTCGTCCAAAAGAACGGATAGTTCATTGACTGCTTGAATCAATAAGCCAACTAGACCATTGTAGTTAACGGTCATCCTGTTTTCGCTATCAGCTACCAGCTGCGGATAAACAGACTGCACTTCTTGAGCAATAACGCCCACGGAAGAGCCAGAACCATTTACCCAATCATATTCAACACCACGAAGCTGTTCTAATTTATATAGAGCAGATGTAATGCCTGTGATATTAGTCTTAAGACGTTGATCGGATAGAGCATTAAACTCTTTTGACTCTAGAGTTCCAGTAGATGGATTGTAAGTCAACTCCTCATTAGCAGTACTATCAGTATAGATAGTAGCACCAACACCAACGCCACTTAAGAATGGTACTGGGTATGAAACATTATCCTGGTTGTCAAAACTAGTTACTGATACCGCAGCACCAACGACTAGACCGCTTAGGTTAGAACCATCACCGTAGTATGATCCAGCGGTTACGCTATTGATTCCACTAATATTAGTAGCACCATCACCTATGAGGTTACCATTTGCAGTTAGATCACCACTTACAAGTAAAGTACCACCTATAGTGGCATCATTAGTGACAGTTAGTGCAACACCAGGACCACTGATGTTTACTCCACCTAGATTCTGATAAGTACCAGTTAGGTCAACAGAACCACCGCTAATATTAGTTAGTTTAGAACCATCACCTTCATAGAAGGCAGCAGTCATAGTACCAGCAATACTAACGTCGTCTGGTAGACCGATCGTTACTGTATCAGTTACTGTATTGATTCCGACAGTTACTTCGTCATCAGTACCTTCAATTATTAACTTGCCACTTGTGAGGTCAATAAGTGCTGTATCAACACCAACATTAACGCTCAATACCGCAGCTGAAGCAGCTGGGTTGGAATCGACCCAAATTGGGTCTCCGTCATTATCATATCTTGTAAACTGCCTTAATACACTAGAGTCATAATAAATGTCCCCCTCTTGTAAAGGAGAACCATCTTCTCTGGTGGCTGGGGCTTCGCTTGAAATAAAAGAACCTGGAGGTAAGTCGGTTAAACTAGCACCGCTTCCTACAAATTTTGTAGCTGTGACTACGCCTGATTGGGCGTCCAATTGTATAGTTTCACCAACATAGAGAGCGGTAGTAATACCTGCGGTATTAACACCAATTAACTCTCTATTATCGTTAATAATGACCAAATCTTGTAATAGAAAAGCCATTAATGGATATTTTTATGTGTGTATACAGAACTATTTATTATTTTCTGAGTTTTGAGAGCACTAGGAATAGACACTAAAAAACCCCGTTATTATCAATTTGTATTGCCAATAGTAAAGAAGCCACCTGGATCAGTTGAAGTTGCCAACTCACTAACCACACAACAACCACGTCCATTATCCACTTGAATCGCACCACTGCTATTTCCATTACCGGTAAAAGTGACACTACTTAGAAAATTGCCAGATAAATCATAAATATAAACCACTTTAGTAGCACCAAAATTATTATTTCTTGGGTCTAGTACAAAAATTCTACCCGCACCAGCGACTACAGCTTTTCCCCAACCAAAAGAATCGGCAGCAGCGGGCTTTGGTATACTGAACAATAATGTACCACTAAAATTATAAACACGAACAACCCGATTCCATGTTCCTGTAACAATAAGACCACTCGTAATTGAGACCTGGGATATGGTTGAGCTACTAACAAAGGCTAACCTATCACTAGCGGCACCAGTAATTGTTCTCTCAAATGCACGTGTGGATGAATTGTAAACATTCAACATACCATTATCGCTGGATGAGCCACCACCAGTGGATGCTCCTAGTATAAGTTTACCATCTTTAATATAAGAAAGAAATACCCTAGAAAAGGCATAAGGTTCTGGGCAGAATATTCTTGTTATAAAACTACCACTTAGACTATAGATATAAGTGGATCCATTAGCAACTCCACCAGCACCAGTACCAGTTGAAGCATCTTCAACAATCGCAATGATCCCATCACCAACAGAAACCCACACACCAAAGTTTTGCATTGATGGTTGAGATATTGTTGCTTCCAAAGCACCAGTGAATAAATTATAGACATATACTGCTCTCGCCGTAAAAGCACCAACCACAAACTTACCATCTCCGGCAGCACACGTATATCCATACTGACTAGCATTAGAAGGTCCAGTTTTACTATACTTTGCTGCTCCTTTTATATCATAAACACCAGCAATTCCAAAAGAGCCAGCACCTTGTCGACCCGAGAGCCCAACAATACCTTCACTTACAGCTATCCTAGCACCATATTGGGATTGTGTTTCCCCAAAACTAGTACCCTTCTTACCGGAGATGCCGTAAGACCACATATAGTTTAAGTAATTTTCTCCCGTCTCTAAATAATCTATATTTGATCGGTTTACCATTACTTTATCAGTATATTCTACATCATATCTTCTGTCTTTTGGTAACTTATAGTTTGTAGAACCTCTCCTCACTAGGAGATGATTATATGACTTTGCACCAGATTTTAAGTTAGACGCAGTATCACTATACTGAGTTGATCCAGATTGAACTTGAAACTTATCAGAATTGTTAATAGACACAATATAGTTACCACTTACCAATTAATATTTAGACATTTTTAGACATTAAAAAACCCCCCTTGCGGGAGGCTGTTGAAGTTGATTCAATATCAACCAATAGAAGGAGCAACTAGAGCAACTGGTGTTGACTCAGAAGATGCTAGATCCAATGGGAAGTTGTGAGCGTTGCGCTCGTGCATTACTTCCATTCCTAGACCAGCGCGGTTTAGAACGTCTGCCCAGGTATTGACTACCTTACCTTGTGATTCAACAATAGACTGGTTGAAGTTAAAGCCGTTTAAATTGAAAGCCATTGTGGATACACCAAGAGCGGTGAACCAGATGCCTACAACCGGCCATGCGGCAAGGAAGAAGTGTAATGAACGTGAGTTGTTGAATGAGGCATATTGAAAGATCAAGCGACCAAAGTAGCCATGAGCAGCCACGATGTTATAGGTCTCTTCCTCTTGTCCAAACTTGTAACCGTAGTTCTGTGATTCGGTTTCAGTTGTCTCTCTTACAAGTGAAGATGTAACAAGTGAACCGTGCATTGCGCTGAACAATGAACCACCAAAGACACCAGCTACTCCAAGCATATGGAAGGGGTGCATCAAGATGTTATGTTCTGCCTGGAAGACTAACATATAGTTGAATGTTCCAGAGATTCCAAGAGGCATCGCATCAGAGAAAGAACCTTGTCCAAAAGGATAGACTAGGAAGACAGCAGATGCAGCTGCTACTGGTGCGCTGTATGCGACCATAATCCATGGGCGCATACCTAAACGATAGGATAGTTCCCATTCGCGTCCCATATAGGCGTAGATTCCAATGAGGAAGTGGAATACCACTAGTTGGAAAGGACCGCCATTGTAAAGCCACTCATCAAGTGAAGCAGCTTCCCAGATGGGATAGAAGTGTAGACCGATTGCATTTGATGAAGGGACAACAGCACCAGAGATGATGTTGTTACCGTACATTAGAGAGCCAGCTACTGGCTCGCGGATGCCGTCAATGTCTACGGGGGGTGCTGCGATGAACGCAACGATGAAGCATGTGGTTGCGGCGAGTAAACATGGAACCATCAACACACCAAACCAGCCCACATAGAGGCGGTTATTGGTGGATGTGACCCACTCACAGAAGGATTCCCAAGGGGAAGACTCGCGCATTGCGATTGAAGCTGTCATATTATATTCTCGTAGTAAGTAAAGATGTAAGAAGAAACGTGAAGTTTTATCTCGTTTCCCTGACTTATATAGTATAACAGATTGCTTATGTGTCGTCAAGCACATAAAGGGCAGTATTTATACTCATCTTTTACAGGCATAAAAAAAGCCCCCCTTGTGGGAGGCTCTATCTAATCAATCATATAAGTAAATAGATTTGTTTGCTTCAAGATATGCAGTGACAACAAACTTACCAGTATTAGACATAGAAACACTATACCCATACCTACTACCCGATGTCGAAGGACGAAGTGTTTGCTTTAGGTTCCTATTATAATCATAAACATATACTGAACCATTACCAAATGGGGCAATTGCTGGATCACCAAAATCACCTTTTCCGTGTGCCCCAACAATAATTCTACCGGAACCAATAGAAACCGAGGCACCATAATATAACTTCGGTGTAAGAGTGGGTGCCTGCATCTTCCCAAGATATGTGCCATTGGTCTGATATAAGTATACCGCACCAACATTGGTGTCATTGCCAGAATTGCTTCTAGTCCCTGGAGCACCGATTACAATAAGACCGTCAGCTGTATCTATTGACCACCCAAAAAGTGCAGCAACAGCATTAGCATTACCATCATCAGGATTGACAATTTTTTGTTCTCCTGTTCCATTAATATTATAGGTATATACTGCTCCACAGCCTGCGCTGGTACCATCGTATCCAGGAGCACCCGCGAAAACCTTATCATCATCACTGATTGCGACTGACTGTCCCAAATCCCACTGCTCATCTCTATCAGAAGCAACCATTTTTGTAATATAATTCCAGGTAGAGCCTGACCTACTATAAAGATATGCGCCGCCAGATTGATATGGACCAGCGCCAAAAAATGAACCCCAACCTGGAGAACCAACAACCAACCTATCACGATTTGCATCAACAGAATATCCAAATTTGGCATTGTCCAAAGGATCTGCTGCCGTTAATAGTTGTTGGAAGTTGCCACTCATATTGTAGACATAAAGTGCTCCGATATCATCACCAGAAGAAACTCCCCCTTGAGCATAGTCAGTTGCACCAACATAAAGTTGACTATATTGATCACTAATTTTGACAGCTGCACCGTAATCAATAAAATATGAGGCTGGATCAGTTATGGTTGTTAATAGAGTTCCACTATAGTTAAATACTTTAACATCATCACTCCCATTAATCCTAGTCATAAACCTATCATTCCCAGCAGCAATTGGGTCTGAAGTGGCACCAGTAGTCGGTATTGACTGCCCATACTGCCACATATAGTTAAAGTAGTCCTCACCACTCACGGTATAGTCTACACCTGATCGGTTTACATATAGCTTGTCACTGTAATCAACATTATATCTATTTAACCTTGACTGCTTATAATTAGTACCAGATCTATTAACTAATAGGTTATCATAAGTCTTAGTATTATCTCTGAAAAGATTGGCAGTAGTTTTGTATTGTGTACTACCAGACTGCACCTGGAACTGATCAGAATTTTGGATCGTAGACATTTACTGTACCCGATTACAAAATTATTTATAAAAAAAGCCCCCCTTGCGGGAGGCTATGATTATCAATGTTTGGGGCGGTCTTCTCCGTCATATTCAGAGAAAGCGAGGTTAATAAGGTAGTATATGTAATAGCTTGCCCCTGCTACGGCTAGGAATGTAAGAAATATTACACTCCATACTGGGTCAGCTGGGTTTTCGTGAGCTCTTAATAGTAAGTTCATCAGCCGAAGCTGCTGTCTGGCTCAAGCGCAATGAAGTACTCTACATTGTTCTTCTGTCCAGTGAACTGTGCTAGAAGTTTCTGAGAGATTACAACGTCATAGTTGCCTGCGAGAATCTTGTTTGTGTTCTCAACCTTGAAGTTGAAGCAGAAGTCATCGGCAGTCTCGCCAACATCAACAGAGAAGATGTTAGAAGAGTCATTCTTCTTATCGCGGACAACCAAGCTAATGGTTCCTTCTTCACCAACAACAGAAAGGTCAGGGAGCTTATAGACGCTGGCTGCCTTCACAAGCTGTAGAAGCTGTGAGTGGTCCAACTGGAAGCTCACATCACTAGAAGGAAGTACAAGCTGCTTCTCTGGGGGTGCTACGATGACTTCTGGGTCAGCAAAGTGATAGTTCACACGGCGCTTACCTTCACGGATAACAACATAGGTGTCGTTAGAGAAGTCTAGGGTGTAGTCATCGTGGAGTGATAGACCGTTTAGGAACTCATTGAGATCATAGATCGCAAAGGTGCGAGGGAAGGTCTCCTCAACAGTTGCTTCAGCCAAAATATTCTTCATGACTGAAATAGTTCTCAATGTGTTGCCCTCACCAACAATAATGCTCTGGTTGATTGAGCTAAAGTTCTTAAGAACTGAAATAGTTGAGTCAGATAGTTTCATAACAAATAGATATTTTTTGGGATTATTGGAGAAGTGTAATTATTATAGCACACTATCGCCCAGTTGGGCTATGTGTTTCTACTGCATCTTCACTGAATGGAAGTTCTGCGAAGTGATATAGGAGAATAGCATAGTGAATTACTTTCAAGATATCTTGACGATTCTTACCATTCTTCTTACCAAAGCGTGAAAGATACTTGATAGCATTACTGCGACAGAATGCCTCACTATCACCAATGGAATCAATAAGGTCCAAAGTTTGGATCTTACTGTCCTCTGCTACATAGTGACCATTATAAGTACCAGAGAGATATGCTTCAACCTCTCGGAGGATTTTGCCTTCACTGTACTTCCAAAAATTAGCGTCCTTTGCAGTTTCTGTAACGACAACAGGAGAACCAGTCAATTCATCTTCAGTGAAGTGCTCTCGCCCCATCCAGATACCTTCAGCGGTCATTTCATAACCACGATCACGCATCGCTTCTAATTCGTCTTGTAGCATAGCCCAGGAGTTAGTCATAAAATTACCTCAATATTATAGCACAATTAAAATTCAGATGGGTCAACTGAGGATGCAGTTACTTCACTGGACTCAAAGTCAACGTCATTATCAACAGCACCGTAAAGGTCCATAAAGGACTGGCGTGTCTCATCGTCAAAGCGATTGAGGCAGATGTTGATAGCTTTTGCCTTATCACCAAAGATGCTGTAAGCGCGGATGATGTGGACTAGTCGGCGAGTGGAGATGATCTCATCAACACCACCATCATAGAAGGTCTTACGGATGATGTCACCCCAGTCAGCAAGACGCTTACAGAAAGTAGCATCGTCAATACCCAATGTCTTGGCGTATCCTTTGAGCATCTTGGTTTCTGTTACTACAGAAGGATATGACTGATCAAATGTAATTGGGAAGCGCTCAAGGAAAGCTTCGTTCAGAACGTTGGTGCCGATAAAACGACCGTCATCTGATCCCTTACCCTTTGTATTCGCAGTCGCGATAACATTGAATCCCTCTGTTGGAGTAATGTACTGTCCAATCTTCTTAAGGAATATCCCTTTGCCTTCAAGAATGCTCTGCAGGCATAGGATTTTGTTGGATGCCAGGTCAATCTCGTCAAGCAATAGGATTGCACCACGTTGGAGTGCCTCAATAACGGGACCGTTATGCCAAACAGTGGCACCATCAACAAGGCGAAAACCGCCAATAAGGTCGTCTTCATCAGTTTCAATAGTGATGTTTACACGGATAAGCTCGCGTCCTAGTTGAGCGCAAGCTTGCTCTACACTAAAAGTCTTACCGTTACCAGAAAGACCAGTAATGAATGTGGGATAGAATAGATTTGACTTGATTACTTGCTTTACATCAGCGAAGTTTCCAAATGGAACAAAGGTTGAGTCTTTAGTAGGAACTAGGTTCTGCTCAACCATAGGAGTAGCTTTTACAGCAGAAGGAGCTTCTACTGTGTGCTCAAGTTCTGCTTTTACTTGGGAGATATTAAGGTTCCACTTACCACGACCAGACTTATATTCTTCTAGGCGGCGGGTTACTGTTTGGTAGGTCAGTCCTTGAATTGCACAGAATGCACGAACATCAGCAGCTGAAATCTCCTCACTGTAGTTAGAGCGCAGATTGTCTAGCATCTCTTGAGTAGTCATAGCGAGTTGGCGAGGCATAGTTGGCTTGTTTGGTATGTGATTATTATAGAGCATAAAAAAGCCCCATAGTGGGGCAGTGGACACTTACCATTCTGTTTCTGTCATTCGATGAAAATTTGTAAGAATTGTTTCAGCCATAAATTCAGGATTTTGTATGGCTTCTTCTATTGAGGGTGGTCTTCCAGTTCTCATTAATTGTTTTCTTAAACTATGTAAATGGCTATAAATATCTGTCATATAATCTGGAGGAAATTTACTATGGGTCCAGAATACACTAACATCACGCCTACCCCTAGTTACTTCACTTACTTCGTGAATAAATCCAGTATTATATGTAACGGCATAACCAGCATCTAGTTTATGTTCACTAATTTCATGATCATAAATCCTTAAGTATCCACCATCATATTCATTGGGGTTATTTAAAAACACAGTAGTACTGTAATGACCTACTTCAGGAGCATCTTGGTGTGGTCTATAGAATCCTCCGACATTAGTTCTAGAATATATGGGCACATTTGTAGATTTGGCTGCGACTTTTCCTAAAAAAGGATAATCATGGTCTAAAGCTTCAAAAATTATTTTAGATATTTCTACAATATTTTCATTACTACGACAGTACTCTGAATTATTTTTTAATGACAAATCAGTATGATCAGTTGAGTTGGTTCCATTTACCCACAAACCACCATCCATCATAGATTGTATCTGTGAAAGTTGTTCTTGATCCAACAATTTTCTAATATAAATCATTTGTTTAAATGCTCCAATAGTGCTGTGGCTTCACCGAAACGGTCAACATAGTGAACGTAATCCATCTCTTTATTAGATAGAAAACCATTCTCAACCATCTCTTCTTCTAACCAATCTTTGAGAGTTCTCCACATTCTACCAACACAAATGATTGGCTTCTGTTCAATATGGTTTACTTGGATTAGTTGATAGATCATAGCCATTTCTAGGAGAGTACCAATTCCACCAGGGGTAACAATAAAGGCATCACAATTTGAGAAAGTATCCAATCTAGTGAAGAAGTCATCATGCTTGGTGTAATCGTATACGTACTGGTTGACTGCTTCCTCAAATGGAAGATAAATTGCTTCTGCTTCTGACCTAGTAAGGTCAACAGACGCTGCGCCCTTGTTTGCTGCTTCCATAGTGCCTGGTCCACCGCCAGTGACTACAATCCAACCAGATTGAGCGCAACGCTTTCCTAGCTGCTCTACTGCGGCATAGAGCTTAGTGTCTGGATCGGTTCTAGATGAACCAAAAATTGCTACTTTTTTCATGTGTCTATCTAATCACATACATTATAACACATCAAGCAATGAGTGAGATGAAATCACCTAATACTTTCTTGTTATTCTTCTTACTTTTTAGAGACTTACTAAACGCTGACTTAATTTTAGCTTTAGTGGCTCCTTCATCCACATCAAATTCAGCAGACTCTTGGACTGTATCAGAATCCACGATGTAGTACTTGTTATACCCAGCATTAGTTAGAGCAATTGTTTTCTCTTTCTTCCACTTCGCAATTTGTACTTCATCATACTGAACTGCTTGACGGACAAACCACCCACCACGTTTTTCCAAAATACGGAATCCAGTAAAGGTAGTTTGGGGGAACTCACAACGTAAGTCCTCCAAGATTGCTGAGGTAACGCCACCTAACTTCTCCTTATCAATTTTACGAACAGTGCCTGTGACTCGGTTGCGAAGATATCCATTTTGATGACCCAATCGTCCCACACTTATTTTAGTTTGACCATCGTATGACTGAATTTCAGTTGTATACCTAGTCCAACCAGCTTCACCATCAGTGAGAACCATTACGTGTGCTTTCTCAACATTATTACGTTGTTTGAAATCTGGGAGAATCTTACGTAAAGTGATTAGTGCTTCATTTAGAGGAGTACCAGAAAGACCCACTCTACTAGGAACAATATTTCCACCCCTAGTCGTATAGGAAGATGCGACCATAAAGATAGTTTCTATTTGGCGCAGCAACTCCTTACGGTTGACTTTACTAGTAAGAATATTCATCATACTAAACTCATCACCAACAACTAACTCATTGGGAGTATCACTGTTCGCATAATAGTTTGCGTTATCACGATTCCACTCATTAGTAAATGCGTAGACATCAAATGGAATATTAACTTTATCACAGAACATAACGATAGAGATAAGTTGCTTGATGGTATCTTCTAGGATGCCACACATAGAACCAGACCAATCCAAGACAAATATTAGACCATGATTCTTACCTTTAGGTAAGGTTGTTACTTTTTTGAACAAGTCTTCGTTGTACTTATATGTATGAAGTTTAGTACAATCTAATACACCAGTCCTAGATGTTGAAGATCGTGAATAGGCAGCAGCTGACTTCTTACATTCAAACTCCTTCACCATATAGTTGACTTCACTTTGGATGTTGCGCTTAAATTCATTGAACTTCTTATCGTAACCACCAAATAATGTATTGATAAAGTAATCAGCATTTTCTGGATTGGTATTATAAAAAAATTCACGTTGTTTCGCAAATGAAGAGTTAATATATTCATGTATTTCTTTGTTAGAAGCAATGTACTTATCAGTAGAGAATGATGGGTAAGTTAGATATAGTGGCTCATTATACGTACTCTTTGTAGCCATATCTTCAAGGTTCTCATTGAAGTTTTCCATAGTACTTACTTCGTCAGTAAGATTTCCAGCAGAATCTCCACCGACATTTTCCCCATCATTGCTTTCAGTTCTCTCAATGGGATGATCATCACCATCCTCCTCCTGTGGAGCACCACCTTCACTAGATTCACCTTCACTATCGGATGGCGCTTCTTCAGGCTCTTCGCTTTCTCCACCATCAGTTCCCTGTGGGTCTTCAGTGCTCTCTGAAGAAGAACTAACTTCTTTATTAGCAGATTGCTGCTGTTCTTCTTTCTGCTCCTCGTGGAGGGCATAGAGAGCCTCTGCTGCTGCCAAAGCATCATCGAAGGTGACTGCTGCAGCACATTGGTCCACAACAACCATCTCAGCAGCTGTGAAAGGGACCTTTACAAAGTTACCAATCTTAAAGTGTAGGTTTACGCGGTCAGCAATGTTCATAGATGATATATCTTCATCAGCAATACCAAAGAAGTCTTGATCATGGAGTTCGTGGTACCCACGGAAGAATGTCTTGGGTAGACCCGCATACTTTTTCTTCATCAACACTTCAATACGCACATCTTCCGTGACGTTGATGAAGCCCTGTGGAACTTTAGTCTTCTTTCTCCAATCCTCATTGGGCGTAAAGAGAGCGTGAGCTACTTCGTGTGCGATAAGGAGGTTGAATACATTATTAGATGCTTTCTCCCAACGGGGGAGAGTGAGTACGCGACTCTGGACGTTAAAACTAGCGGTGCTTACGTTCTTATGCTCAACCAAGAGGTCTTCTGTTGCGAGCAGACGGGCAAGTGTGCCTTTGACTTCTAGGTTGACTGACATAGTGTATCCGTTTCAATGAAATTATTATAGAGCATTAAAAAGCCCCTTGACGGGGCAGTGGTCAGTTACTAAATTGGTTTTTTTTCTGTAGCAATATATTCAGTGAGTTCTGTAAGATCACTAGGCGCAGGATTACATGTCTTATAAGTAGAATATCGACAGCACCAGCCAGTAAGTAAGTACTTAACACCACTAGTTAATTCTTCACCCCTATGTGTCCAAAATGGACTGGCAGGAAATAATAGTAACTTACCAGGTTCAGAAATAACACTCTTACTTACTCCACAATTATAAAATTGCGTTTTTCCATTATCCAATTGATCAGTCCTATCATTTAGATACAAAATGTAAGTAAATATTCTATTATTGACAAATGCTACATTATAATTACTTTCTCTGTGAACGAAGCTAGGAAGCTCAACTACTTCACTAGAAGCATCATCATGCCAATGGTAATGACCACCAGGGGTAGTTCTTTGAATCTGATATCCACGATCATGGAACATATTAGGTGTGGAGTAATTACAATTTTCAATAAGAAAATTCATATAATCCACAAAATATGGAGTAAATGTTTTATATAATATATCATCAATGTCATCCCATTCCCGATGACTACTAATAGGCAAATCATCTGAAATTTTTGTTTCGCTTATACCGTTACCACTCATTCCACGTGTAACACGATCATCATTTTCAAACCTATCAATTATCTCATTACACAACTCTATATCAATAACATTTGGATATTCGATAATGTAGTCTTCAAATGATCTCATAATAATTTAAAAATTTAATGTAAGTGTACAACTCCATTACCATGAACGTGGGGGACAGCACCGTCATATAGATGTGGTTGTCCGTGGTCAAATCCCCCAGTAGCTAAAGCAAGGATACCAGCAAAGATTGCGATTTTAATATACTTCATAAGGGAATAGTCAATCTATTTTTTATTTAGTTTTGAAAATCCCCTCTCCTTTTCAAACTTAAGAACAGAATCAAAGCGTTCGTGTAGCTCTGTCTTGTGGCTGATGATAAAGATATTAGCATCTTTAACAACGTAACGGATGATCTTAAGGAACTCTTCTGTACCAAATCCATCAAGTGAGCTGTCGAATACCTCATCCATAATAAGGAGATTTGTATTAATTGAATTGCGGACTCTAGCAACCTCACGCCAGGTGAATAGAAGTGAAAGGTCAATACGCATCTTCTCGCCCTCGGAGAATGAAGCATAGGAGAAACGTTCATGGATTGGGGATACAACAGTTTCATTGAACTCTTCATCTAGGTTGAAGTTGATGTAGAACTCCATCATCTGAAGATACTTATTAACGTGCTTGTTAATAAGTGGGATGTACTTCTTAATGATACTAGCCTTAACTCCACCATCCTTAAGTAGATTGTTTACAAACTGGTGCTTCTCCATCTCAACCTTCAAATCAGATATCTCATCAACGCTACTCTTTAGCTTTTTGATAATTGAGTTGAGGTTCTCTTTAGATTCTGCTTGATTGTCAATAGACTCTCTAATCGCAGATACTTCAGACTGTAAGTTGGTAATAGTCTTATTGATATTAGAAATATCAGAATTACTTGAAGCTAATGTTTTATTTAATTCTAATACTTGACCAGAGATATTATTAAAGTTGCTTTCTCTGATTTCTTCCTTTTCAATAGCACCTTCCAACTCCTGGTATCCAGCTTTGAGTTTTTTAGCATCTATACCAAGCTCCGTTAGTTTAGTTTGACGTAGATCCTCATCAATATCCTGAGTACAAGTGGGACAAGTTTTATTATCATTAAAGAACTTATGGTTTTTGGACAGGGTAGTAATCTTTTGCTGGATCTTACCCTTCAGTCCGCCAAGCTCACGAAGCTTATCTCCAGCCCCCTTTAGTTCTTCTAGCTCAGCATTAAGCTGCTCAATCTTACCTAGAACATCAATATTAGATTCCTGTAGTTGTTGCTGCTCAATCAAATGCTCCTTAACAGACTCATTCTTTTTATTGATATTTGCCTCACCACGTTTTGTGATATCATCAATAAATTTAGCTTGCATCTCACCCTTCTCTTTAAGAGAGGATTTCTTCAACTCAAGGATCTTTAATTGATCGCGGACAGTACGAACACGGTCCTTTACAATTGAAGACATTGAACTAAAGACACGGATGTCTAGTAGGTCTTCAATAACCTCGCGACGGTGAGCAGCCGATAGCTGCATAAAAGGAACAAAAGTAGAGCTTCCAAGGATTACAATCTGGGTAAAGGACTTATAATTAACTTTAAGAATGTTCTCTTCTAGTGTGACTTGATTATCTCGGTCATCACCCCTTTTTTCAAGAAGCTTTCCATCAACTTCAATATCAAATACGTTGGGCTTAATACCACGTCTAACTAAATACTGGCGGTTGTTGTTACTAAACTCAATCTCTACAAGACAGTTCTTTTCAATTACACTATTTACCAACTGGGGTTTGTTAATCTTACGAAATGGCTTGTTAAACAATACAAAAGTCAAAGCATCCAGGATGGTTGACTTACCAGAGCCATTACTACCGATAATTAGAT